TTATGTTTAATCAGATATTTAATAAGTCTGGGTGCAGTATCATAGTTCCCTTGGTTCTTGGGTGCAGACACTCTTGCCATATCAGTAATGAGATGCTCTGCTTCGGGAGTTACATGAACCAATTTAACTAATTGCGTCATTGTACAATTTTTTTGAAAGTTCTCTTTCCGCTTTATTGGCGGCTTTACGTCTTAATTTTACACCATTTCGCTTTAAAAGTAAAGAGATTGTGCGATGATTTGTATCATATAGTTTTGCTAGATGAGTAGTCGACATTCCTAAGTAATAATAGTTAATTATGTTGTTAATAGCAAGATTTAGATCGGGTCTTTGAGAAAGCCGTATTGCGCTACTCATGTTTATTTTCATTTGTTTTGGTAATCCACTTTCCCAAATGTTTTCATCTGGATTTTTATTAAAATACTTCAGTTCGTTGGTTTGTTTATTAAAGAAAGCTTTTTTACCGCGCAATGTACCAGAATTTTTTCGTAAAATTTCTATATTTAATATAGTCGTATTTCTACCTTTAACAAATCCGATAGGAATGTCCATTTTGTTTCTTACCATAAGTTCTTTTCCGGTAGAAGGATCATGCACCCAAAAAGTCCCGCGTGTATTAGTACGCGAATATCCCAATTTTTTTGCTTCTTTCCACCATCTATTGCCACCAAATTTACAGATTACCCATTTATCTTCTATTAAAAACTCGGCTATATCACCAAACTTTTGAGGTGCCGGCATAGAGCGTACTCTATAGGGAACGAAAGCATTACTTTTTGCTTTATTGTATTTTAAGCAACTCTTAATTACATTTGAGCACACATCAAATCCACAGATCAATTTGCTCTTTAAAGGGTCTATGTGATCTACACCTTTAAATTGTTTATACATCGTAGTATTAAATATCAAGATATTTATCTATAAACAAAAAAAAAGACCCTTATAGGTCTTTGATCAAATTATTTCTCTCGGGCGTCACCCACATCAACTTGACCAGATTAGACATAGAAAGAGGGGTCGTTGAATACCCCTCAATTATATCATGGATCAGTCCTCAATAAACATTACATTAACCTCAGCGGTATTAATGTTATCTCCTGAGACAAAACCGACAGAGACGCACGATTGAGGCGGGATAGCGATCCTGAACGATGACAGATCGATGAATTGTGGAGCTGCGGATGTAATACTAAATGCAGCGATCGGGGTATTCAGTGTTGCATTTATTGTAGTTGTAGTGGTTGAGTATAGTGCGGCTTTTTCTTGGCTAAATGAGTTAAATGTTAGATCAATACCCAATGTGGGATTGATATATACAAACATGGTACCAGGAGCTGATGATGCAATGGTCGCCAAAGCACTGATACTTTGTATTAATAATTCTCTTGTGTTAATTTTACTATTATAAATAATGGGGTTCTTTATGGTGAGTAGGTGATAGACATTATTAATCGTATTCATTCCACCTGACCTATATCCCCTTGCCGCAACCGGATATGTAGTTGGAATAATATTACCCTCAATGGCTCCCATCATAGATCCACCCACTATCTCAACTGCACTTCCTCCAATACCGGATGTATTAGCAACTACATAGCCAACCTTTAAAGACGGATTATCTAGGTGAACAACTCTTTCGCGATTGGTATAATGGATGTGATGGAAGAATACCATATTACCATTATTTGGATCCTCAACAGCGAATCTAATCTCCCCAGCTCCAAGCCAACGGAAATTGATCTGATATACGTTTAGTTTTGTAGTATCTAAGTTTACTTCGGATGGACCTGTGCCATCTAATTTATCTATATTGAAATCTTCTTGGTAGGTCCAGTGTTGAGTATGAGCAACTCCGGTTTGTAATACTGCACCTGTCGCAACGACCCCACTCCCTGAGATAGAGAATGCTCCGGCAAGGGGTCCAACCTGTTCGCTTAAAAAACGGACTTCATTGTCGACCTGCTCTACCAACCAACCTGGAAAAGATGTAGAGGCAATCTCTTTGGCATTCTGCGTAGTTGTCCCTGTAGTTACATTGGCGGTATATGCTATTCCGTTTAGAGTAACTGTTACTGCACCCGCGGATGTTGCCGCAGTGGTGATTGTGAAGGAGTGGATATGTGCCTTCCCTCCATTTAATCTTAGGATGCCGAACCTTTCTCCATCATATCCAATCTGAAGAGCTTGTTCTTGGGTGAAGAATCCGGCTCTCTGAGTATACCCTGCAATACCAGTAGTAAATGCTGCGGTGAATCTACATACTGCTCCCTGTCCAGAGCGATATCTTACTGCTCTACGGGAGCGGAGAACTGCATAGGAACCTGGGGAGGTAGAGGTGGAGACTGACATCTCCTTATCTACTCCAACCGTCCCACCAAATGCGGAATATTGCTCAAACTTTTCAGAATCAAATCCGTATATCCCATCAAGTTGTAATACTGGAGAAAGTTGAGCGACAAGACCTTCTCCAAAAGCACTTGTGGCCGTAGCTGCGGAACTAGAACCAAACGGATCTACAATAATCCCCCGCGAGTCAGCGAGCTGATGGACGGTAAATGCTTTATTATTCGCTACGCTAATTGGCTCGTCCCACGGATGAGTTTCTCGTGGATTACTGTAGTATGGCATGATTTATTCCTCAGAGGTAGGTATCAGGTTCCCACTCAATCGCTCTAGTTGCGATATTATTATTGCCATCATAGGTAATAGTTTCGGTGGCAACTAACTTGCCACTCGCCCCGCCTTTCTTATATACAACAGAAGTAGGGCCATGGTCTGCCGTGGCCCCACTATGTGCTTGGTAATCGTGGCCAGGAACCTCCCAGCCATTTTCAAATGCAGGAGTTGACATGTTCAAAAGTCTATATATTAGACTTTAAACTATCACTTTAAGATCCTAACCACATCTCCGAAGTTGAAGTAACTATCATCCACTCCGCCAGGGCTAATGCACCACAACACATCACAATCAGGCCGGAGGATATTCATTGACGCGTATCCGTCAGTGAACACAATACCCACTGTCCGAGAAGAGGCATCCTCCTCGTGGATTTGTTGTAGCTTCTTCATCACAGGGGAGAATGAGGTACCACCTCCACCCTTGATCTGAGGCCTGTCGATGTCACGAATATCTCCCTCTGGATAGAGTTCTGTATCAAAATACCACATCTCGCCCTCGGTGTTTGGGAAGGCATTGATGGCAAACTTTACCTCGGCAAAGAACTCGGACAACAACTCTTCATCCACCGATCCAGACGTATCCATGAACAGAGCCACCTTGATCTTCCCGCCTCCAAGATCATCGAGGTACATGCCTTGGTAAATCATTCGGCGATCAAACCCTTCAAAATCAGTCCGAGCAGAAGTGATATACTTGTAGAGAAGGTCTTTCCAGTTGATGGTAGGCTCAAGGAATTCTTTGAAAATTCTACTCATCCCAGAGCCAATAGGCCCAGCATTCTTACTCCGAGCAATAGTCGCGGCCTTGTTAAGAACATCCTTCCAGTTAGTCTTACCCTGCCCTTCTCCGCCTTGTTGCTGTTGCTGGGACTTCTTATCCCCGTCTTGCTTTCCTGCCCCAGGTTGGAGGCATTGGTTCACATCAGTACCGTTATCTCCATACTTCTTTTGGAGATAGTCGGGGTCCTCTCGTTGCTTTTGGCGGAGGATACTATAGATTTCCCGCACACTGAGATGCTTTAGATCATCGTCAGTGATTGCTTCTTTGGGGAGTTGTAGGCGGTTGTCTTGGATGATACCATTGACAACAATATCCGCTGCAAGATTGGCAGTTAGGGGATCGGAATTGAACACATCCTTCATCCTTTCAATATGCTCCAGAGCCATGTGGAGGACCTCGTGGAGAAGGATGGAGCGGAAGTGCTCTGGGGTTTGGGACTCCATGAACTTCTCATTGAGCATAAGAATGTCCCCATCGGTGGCAGCAGTGGAGATATCCTCAGTGACCCGGTACTTGGTATTGAGAAGCAGAGTGCCAAAGAAGGGCGATTCTTTAAGAAGTTTCACCCTAGACTTAACTAGATTTTGCTCGATGCTCATTTGAGAAGCTCCTGGTACTTAACGAGGAATGCCTTAGCCTGGGAATCTTTTGCCACCAGTTTGACAAAGTTACCTTTGAGGTTATTAGCGGTCAGCGCCACCATGGCATCTCCCATGAACAGGCCAACATAATCCTCAGTGGTACCCTTAATCAGCCATTTCATCCCATTGAAGAAGTCTTGGGCAGACTTGGCACGGGAGACGATTGCACCGCAAACGGCATACATCAGAGAAGGCTCGTGGGGTACCTCTACATCTTCCCCTGAGAGAATACCTTGTATATCGGGGAGTTTGGAGTAAATGGTTTGGTAGGCATAGAACTCCGCAGATGTCCCGTCGCCAACTGCAGAAGCGATATCGAGATCAATATCAAGGAGAGAATTGGCAAATTCCCAGCTTCGGGGCGAGGGCCAAGCGGTTGCATTCTTATTGAACTCAAAAAGAAGTTGAGGGCGGAAGTTTAGGAACGAGATAATCTGTTCATTGATACCAGACTTGATGGCATATTCTTTCCAGGAATTAAGATCCGACTCGATATTGAAGTGGATGAAGCGATTGGCCACAGGTGCAGGCATCTGGGACACAGCTGCACGATCTTCTGCACGGTTACCTGCTGCAACAATAAACCATCCATCAGGGACTTTGTAGTCGCCGACTTGACGGTCAAGGATAAGTTGCTGGGCAATCCCCATCATCGAGGGAGATGCCATGTTAAACTCATCAACCGCCAAGATACCTCGGTTTTTTACTGGAAGAAAACTTGGTGGAGCAAAATGTGCTTGACCTCCTTCGATATAAGGAAGGCCACGAACGTCCGTTGGAGCTAATTGGGAAATCCTCAAATCGATATACTCAAGATCGTTATCTTGAGCAACTTTACGCATGATAGATGACTTACCAATACCAGGGGGTCCCCAGAGAAAAACGGAATGTTTTACGTTATTCTGAATAATCTTATTAAGAGAATTTTTAACTTCTGAAATGGTTGTCACGGAAAAAATTGAACCCTACCTGATTATTCTATCAGGTCTAGGCGGGTGCAGTGGATCCCTATGCCACTTTCTTAACCGACTGTTACCTTTATTACTAGACGAATTAGTTTAAATTTATATACTTGAGTAAATATGTATGGAATATCATTATACGTATATTTCCTATGACGAGCACGGAAATAAATACCATGGTGTACGTACCTCAAAGTACAAGACGCCATGGGAAGATGATTATTTAGGATCTTTTGAAGATAAAACTTTTAATCCAGTGGGAAAATTTGTTCAACGAACTTTTTCTAAGAGGAGAACTGCGGAATATTTTGAAGCTTGGTTTCATAACAAATATGACGTAGCAAACAATCCAGAATGGGTGAATCAAATTAACTCCCCGTGTGGATGGGGGGAACTATGCGTAGTTAATAGTATTAAAACCCGTAAGGGCAAAAAATTATGTATAAATAAAATTACTGGAGAAAGAAAATTTTTGAAAAAATGTAAAAAAGAGTGGGCAATTTTTAGAAGAAATCACGATACTGGTAAAAAGTGGTGGAGGAATAAAGTAACAGGAAAGTTATGTAAAACTTTTGACTGTCCAGGTGAGGAATGGGAAAGGAGCGGAAATAATACAGCTGGCACTAAATGGTGGATACATATAGAAACAGGAGAAAGAAAAAGAAGTATTCACTCTCCCGGTCCAGACTGGACTAATAAAAAAGCGAGGAATCCTACAAAGGCATCTTTAGGAAAAATCTGGGTAAAAGAGGTAGAAACGGGTAATCTTCTAATGATAGAAAGAGAGCAATTTAATTCAAAGTTACATAAAAAAAGTGGACCTAACGCCAATAAAAAATGGACATTAGATCCAATTGCTAAAAAGAGAATTTATTCTAAAGAATAAAAATAGTTTTTACTATTCACCAAATGTCAATGGACTTTGGTTTTTTCTCCTCAGGGATCAGTTTTTCCAACTCAATGGTAAGAAGTCCGTCAGAGAACTTTGCCGACCTAACTTCAACATCCTTATCTAGATAGAACTTAACATTGAAATCTCTTCGAGCCATACCTCTATGGGAATACTCACGGTCTTTTGCTTCAGAGTCACCTTTACCCGAGACATATAAATATCCTCCTTCGATCTTTACATCAAGATCTTCTTTTTTATAACCGGCCAATGCAAACTCCATAAAGGTTACATATGGATTGCCATCCATGGTACGGTAGATATTGTACTTCGGAAAACTCACAGAAGAGCTGGTAGTACCGAAGAACATATCAGTCAGTTGTTTTTCAAGTTCAGTGGGTTCTAGTCTGCCACTACGGCTATGAGAATATGGTGAAGTTACAAATAAATCAAGCATTGTTTTACCTTAAAAAGCATAAAGTGATAATGGCGGACCCCGAAGGCATCTCACCTATTATATTTTAATCTACCCTATGCCCAGATCAGGTAGGGGAAATGCACCATTTAAGGTAGTAATTTCCCACCAAGTAGCCAATCATTGAATATCCGCATCATCTCTTGGTTCGGAATCCCGCAATAAGAAGCGGCCCGAGGTACATTCCACCGAGCCGCATAAAGCATCTCTAAGGATTTCTTTAGCTCTTCACTCACTTTTCTGCAATAATCCCCCAACCACTTCCCATTCCTTCTACCATCCAACGTCTGTTAAAGTTGGCATAGGGGTATCTTTGAGAGGCACCATTGGTCGAGCCATAATATCCTCCGTTGACAAGATCTAATTCACCGTAGGGATCATGGACAATGTATTGGGAGTTGGTTTTATCATAACCAATAATGCAGACCCAATGCCCACCTCCTCGTGGGGCGGAGACATGACCATGATGAAGAATACCTACAGGGACAGGAATGCCTTTATCAATTTGAGCCTCTACATCGGCCTGAGTTAGATCTTTGCGAAAAGATGCCTTAATACCAAGGTCACGGAGAGCTTTGATTTGTGCATCGGCGGAAGTGGTATCACCATATCTGAAGACATAATTCTTCATGTAATAATCATCTTCCTGCTCTGCAACATCAATCGCTTTGGGGTTAAGGAAGTCAGCCATCATCGCACACGAGCTAGAGAAGCACATGCGATGGGCGTGGGTAGTACGACTATCACGTTGAGGGAAGTATTTTACCTGGAGGATGCGATGGCCTTCAGGTTTGTAAACTACATCACGGATCCCTTGCACCCTCCAGTGTGGGTTGTAGATATACCAAACTCCGGCTCCATAGTCTAGGGTTACTTTGGAGTGAACTCCCTCATCGACGATGTCAATAATCTGGTATCCCTTGCCCTTCTGGACCTGTTTCTTCAAATTGAAGTCAAGTTGATAGGATTGAAGAGGTTCTTTTTTAAGTAAAGTATTTTGTAGGGCTACTATTTGTTGCTTTTCCATTTTGTCCTTTTTTAATCCCTTAGACCAAAGCGCCCCTTCGGCGATTCTCCGACGTTTTAGGCCTGCCTCTACATTAGTACCGGGATTGCGGTAAAGTAATAGTGCATCTGGGACCAAGTCCCATTCGCGGTTTCTTAGTCTCCGTGAGATTGTTTCAAATCCCTGCGAGCCATAGAATCTTGCTCCCAGGTTATATGCAAAACTGAGAAGCGCACCTACCTGCTCAGGTGACATCTCATTGAAATACGGGATGCGGGTCAGAGGCGGAAGATATGCCATCTCCAGTTGGTATAGGAGAAGACTATCGGCTTCTTCTTGAGTGATTGTTTCCCCAAGGGCGAATGACGAGCCGTCTTTCTTTTTTGTCGAGCCCCAACCAACAGTATAGGGTTTCCCTCCACTAAGTGGGTCGGGGTACGCCTTGAGGTGGCAACCCTCAAACCTTTTGATTAACTCAACTCCGCATGCCGGGATTTTCATTCGTCGTCCTCTCCGTCCCCATCACCAAATACCGGGGGATAGTCACGTGCTTCGAATTTAACTCCAAGGATCTGATCGCTTCCATCAATCTCTTCCACTTCTGGGTGGTTGGGAGAGGATTTCATGAGTTCCTTGATTTTATCTGGGATCAGTTCAGGGCTCTCTTCAGCCTGCCCAACTTTCCCCCAAGGGGTCTTTTTGGCTTTTTCTGATTGAGTCGGATTCGGGATCTGGATCCCGCTAATATCATTGAAGCGGTTAAAGAGCGCCTTCTTTTGAGTAATCTCCAAATACCGCTCTTGGCTTCGGAGGTTGCTGCGATTGATAAAATCTCCTAGAGCAACTATCCAAGATAAGAGTCCCAAACCCCAGGAAGAGAATACAAAAATGTAGAGAAATGCTGTGGTCATAGAAACTCCTATGATAATTGACTTATCCTACTTTAAACCACAGAGCGGGATCTGTAAACCCCTACTTAGAAGATTTAGCTCCTTTGCACTTCCATTTCTTACGAGATAGGCACATGGGAGTATTTTTATCGGGACCGGAACAATCCATCCCCTCCGATTTCACATCTCCCAGGGATCTGGCACAATAGGCATCGCCTTTCTTGGTACCTGGGGCGATGGAATAACCTTTGGCTCCATAACGGACTTTCTTTGTACGGCCTGTCTTAGAGTCCTTATAAGTATGAGTATACTTTTTACCATCATCCGCGTAATCCGTTTGCTCAGAGTATTCTTTAGACCAATAATTGTACTCTTGCTCGGACATATCGGCATCATCATCCTCGTCCTCTTCGCCCTGCTTATCATGCTGGCCTTCGAGGTGCTGTTTCTTTTCGTAGGGCGATGGAATTTCACCAAAGGCGGGGTCTACTGACCAACCCTCTGGAATATTAATTTTATTTGATAGTTCTTCCAAATCTCCAGCCTTCCTCAATAATTTCTGTTGGTTTTATTAATTTATTTTCAACTTCGTTTGTTATCCATCTCATACCGGAAGTAGCTTTTGGGTTTAAATTTTTACGTCCATCATAATATGATCCCAGTTTCCATCCCGGTCCTGGACATTCAATAGATCTTTTTGTTTTTCCATCTTTTATCCATTGTTTAGTTCCTTCCGTTGGATGTTTATTTCCAAAAGGATTAATTCTACCTAATTTAAACCCGTCTGGAATCGCTTCTTCATCTCTTATCTGAATATTTTTTCTGCCATCAGTTATCCACTTGAATGTTCCCCAGGCATCTTTAATAGGAGGAATAGTTAGATTTTTACATCTCTCATTAGAGATGAACCTCATGATAAGAGATCTTTCTCTCCTTTTTAACTCTTGTAATGAATTCGCAAATGAAACTATCTTCTTTTCTATGGGCAAAAAAGTTTTATTTTTAGAAGACCCCATGTATTTATCAGATGCTACATTAGTCCCTTTATAAGATCTTCTTCCTATGTAAAAATTTCCTTCTTTATCAAAAAGAATATAGAGATAATGAATCATTGATTATAAACTTTTTCACTTGCGCTCCAACCATCTGGAATACTTATTTCAGAGTACTTATTAGAGCATGGCTCGCATTCCTCTTCTCCCATTTTAACACAGTTGGGAACTGGTTTGCCACCCTTACCTTTCTTCATCCCCACCATCTTATAATCCTTCCAGCAAGGATCAGAGTCTTCGGCGTTATCAGACGTCCCTTCCTCTTCGTCCTTACCCATCGCTTCCTTAATGGCTTTGTCTTTGGCCATCATGTAATCATCGGAGTCAATATCCCCGTCCTTATCATGATCTTTGCCTTCTGCCATGTCTTGTGCCATTTCGTCTTCTCCAGGGTGGGATAGGTGTTGGGTTACAGATGTTAGGTAGTCTTGGGCCTTGGTGATTTTTGCCTGGACCCATTCAGGCAGGTCAGTCATCTCTGAGACCATCTCATCGATCTTTTTAGCCATTGCCATGATCGAGCGGACATCGCCCTGAGCCATTTGGCCTTCTTCAGGTTCGGCATTGTCAGACTTTCCCGCCTTATCCAAAGCGATGGCGATGGCTTGCTTTTGGGGTTTTCCAGATTCCATCTCGGTTTTAATATTTTCTGAGATGGTTTCTTGACTTGATCCTTCGCGAAGTGGCATGGTTAATAGAGACGATGATTGTATAATCAACCGATGGTTCTCCACCCATCGGGGACTTGAAGTCCGGTATTATTGTTAATTTTTTCTGTATAAGTATGCTGAACCTCGGACGAAGATACATCCTGTTGTTCTGCTTTACCCTTCGAGGTGGTTTCCTTTGAAGACTTTACGCTTTTAGTTTTTTTGGATGAAGTCGATTTCCTAGAAGAGTTATTTCTCTTCCCAGCTTTTGCATAAGCAATCGCCGCTGCCTGAGCCGGAGTATACTCATCCCGACCTGGATC